TGTCACTACTGCAACGATAAGTGCGACTATCTTTCTCAATGATTTTCTCTGCATCTTTAAAACTCCTTTCCAGCACTGCACCTAATGCTAAAATTAATAATCCAAAAATAAATGGAATGGCTACTATCGGATTTTCGGTAATATCGCAACTCATGCTTGTGAAAAGAATTGCCATTCCGACGGCTTCCACAACAAATGAAATCTTTTTAATTTTCATATTATTCACCTTTTTTCTTTTTCCTAGTAAAATGTTTCTCGTTTACTACAATTCCATATCCCATGGCGTTCGTTCATCCTTTCCTACTCCATATTTAATTGCCGTTTCTTTCACAATAGCCGTATAACCTTCGTTTTTTATAGGCTTAATACCAATCCGAGACAAATGTACCGAGCAATTCGCTTATTACAATATCTACGAAATGCATTCCGCCATCTGCATCTTCCATGCAATATGTAAAGAGCATAGCTGGTGTATAAGTTCCAGTCGCCGTCTGTATTTTTACATCACTTACCGAAACCTCATATCTCATTTCTTCATTTGTAAAGATATTTCTAAGCGTTTCTGCTGAATCGACTTTTGCCAAATACACACTTTCGCCACGAATTACCCTTGAATTGATTTTTTCGTAATTAAATTCACTCATTTTCGTTTTCCTTTCCCATAAGCAAGCGGAATGTTTCCTTTCCTTTTGGAGTAACAAACATTTGCTGTCCTGCCCATCCGTTATTTTCATTGTGTTTGTCCTTTAATACGAACAAACCATTGCCACTTTCTGCATATTGAGCATATGGTCTTAATTCCCGATGCTTTCCCTGCCGAAACACATATCCATTAGAAATAAGGAAACTAACAAATGCCCTTTCTCCAATTCCCAACTCTTTAGCGGTATCTCGAATATTAGTATTTAATTTCTTGTCTACCAGCGCGTCAAAATAATCAGCTTTTGGTTTCATCTCGATTACCTGTGTCTTAAGGCTGTCAATCGTCTTATCTGCAAGCTTAAGTGCTCTAGCCATAACTTGTTCCGGTGTGTTCCATGCCTTTTCAAGGTCAATGAGATATTGACGTAACTGTTTTCCCTTTTCGGTTCTCTGGAGCATGCAAATCTGTTTTGCCATATCAATGGATAAATCAAAATCTTCCACTTCCCTTTGCACTTCTCTTGTACCTTCGGTTTGAACCCGTACTTTTTTGTTCGGGGTTGAATAATCTTCTCCTTGAACAAATCCATACGTGCAATATCTTTCAAACCATTTACTAAATCTTTCTGTTCCCTTTACTCCACCGTCCTGCGACAGCAAATCATACAAATCTCTTGCCGACACTGTCTGTGTTTCAAAATTCACTTTTACAAGTTTGTTCATTCTTCTCCTTTCTAATCGATCAAGTCCGAAACTTTCATATCTAATGCTGACGCAATAGCGGAAAGTTTATCAAGTTTTGGCTGATACCCAGCTTCACCGCCTGTCTCATGATGTTTTTTCCACTCGCTAAGTGTTGATGTGAGTACGCCACTTTTTTGAGCCACTTTATAATCTGTCAGCCCCAGTTCGTCTCTGCGCTTTGCGTACTTTTCGTACATTTTTTCACCTCGATTCTATAATATATATTGACTTTAGCTTAGTTTTCTAATATAATCATAGTGCTACCTAAGTTAATATAGAAATTAAAGCGATTGTCTTTTGTTTAGCTTATTTTTCTAAGCTATGTATGTACTTTAGCATAGTTTTATAAGTGTGTCAATAGGTGATAGCTTATTTTTCTTATCTATTTTTTGAAAGAGGTCTCTTATGGGAAATTGTTCTTATGAAAGATATGCAAAAATCCGTGATTTAAGGGGATTCACGGATTACAAAGTAACAAAATTAGCTGGAATAAAAGGAACTGCCACTATTTCAAATTGGAAAAACGGAAAGTATGTTCCAAAAGATGATAAAATGCAACGTATAGCAGATGTCCTAAATGTTAGTCTTAATTTTTTAGTTGGAAAAACTGATATGTTGGTATGCCCTATATGTGGTTTTGGAGATAACCCGCTTTCAGAACAGTCAAGAAAAGAACACGAACTGTTCCATCAACAATTTTTAAAGATAAAAGAAAAATATCCTTTTTTCATGACATTCAATGAAGCAAGTATTGAAAGAACAGATAGAATTTCTGAATTCAGAAATCCACAAAAAACAACAAATGGGAAAATAGAAGCTTTTGAAAAGTATTTAGAAGCTGCCTTTTCGTTGAAAATTCACCAAAATAACTTCAATATAGAATCTTTAGATTACAAGTCATTTTGTCAAACAGAAGTGTGTGATTTAGAACCAGATTATGAAATTTCTCAAGAAGTTATCGATGCACTAATTGAAAAATACGAAGTCGATAAAAATTTTTCAAACAGAAACGAACGACTGTTAGCAAGAGTAAGCAATAATCCACAAATCATGGCACTTCTTGCATACGCCGAAAAATTAAATCCAGAAATGTTAAGTATGCTGGAAATCCAAGCAAAAGCATTATCCGAGCAGAATGCCAAAGACCAGGAGTAGCCTTAGTTGCTACTCCTTAATTTTTCTCTTACAAACGAATAGAACCAACGCAGTTTGTAATTTTCATTAATACCATCAAATATTTTTCGTAGTTCTTCTCGATATTCTTCGTTTGACATATACGTATCTTCTTCTCTCACAATGTTTTCTTTAGAATTCATAAAAAATCTCCCTCTCCTGCTGTATATTTGCGATTTCATCGGTGACATAATCATTGTATAAAATAAAAAAAGTTTTTTCTCCCCTATTTCGACCATTTTTTATTTTTTTAAAGAAAAAGCTATTAAGCTAAATAATTTTTCCGCTTTCTCCCCTGTTACTACATATGATCATTATATTATATTTTCCATTATTTGTCTTTACTTTTGCGAATTTGTCCACGGTTGTGGACAAGACTCTTTATTTAGGCGCATATTTATACTCCGAATCGAATAAATCCACGATTCCCATGTCCAATGCTGCAGCAAGTTTTTCAAGCTGAGAGAGTCTTGGTGAATATCTTTCATTTTCAATATTGTTGATTTCAGATTTACTAATTCCAGATAAATTTGCCAGTTCTCTAGTGGTAATATTTCGTTCACTTCGAATATTCCACAATTTCATTTTTGCCATACTACTACCTCCACCATTTGTGTATATGTAAGTAGTATGTATGAATTTGAAAAAAATAATATTAGACTTCCTGCTGACTTATTTCAATCATTTTCCACTCATGCATGGAATAATTGTATTGAAGCGTAAAGCCTTTCTCCATACCATATATAATAGCTGTACATTGGTACTTAATTCCAATAAGCCTTGTCAAATTTTCTCTTTTTAAAATTTTATCTATCGTGACAGATACTATACTGCCATCTATGTCCTTAAACCGGAACCGCATTGGTGTTATCTTTCCATCCGTATCAGTGCACGAAATCATCTGAACCGGGATGCTGGTTCTTAGAATACTATTCAATGTGTTTTGCTCCTTTTTTCTTTGGTGTCTTTATTATATATTCGAACATTTGTTTTGTAAATAGTAAATTTCTACTAAAAAAAAGCCGGCAAAGAGCATCATATAATAACACTCTCTACCGGCTCTATCATATTTCTATAAGGATTCCAATCCCGCTTTCCAAGTATTCTTTCCTACAATGCCATCCGGGGTCAGTCCGTGATTCTTCTGCCAAGCAATTGTCTTACTTTCTGTTCCGCTGCCAAATCTTCCGTCTGGATTTGCTCCAACAATAATCTGCCAAATCTTTACTGCATTACCTTTACTACCCTTTTTAATTACTTTCATATTGTAATCCTCACTTTCTGCTTTTGATGTACTTGTTGCCTGTGCCATTGCAACTGTTTTATTAAACAGTGCCTGCTCTGCTACTCTACGTCTTCTAAGACCTGCCAGAACTTTTCCATTTGCCTTGCAATACTGCAGCATGGATGTAGCAATCTGGGATGCAGTTCGTCCAGCGCACAATTTCCTAAGATTGCCCTGTCCAAGATTAAAAGCAAAGCTAACCAGTGCATCAAACTGATTCTGATTAAGGCTTTCTGTAATAGGAACATACGCTGCACTATTGACATATTTTTCAAACTTTTCACAGTCCTGTTTTAAGTACGCGTCTGCCTGTGCCTGTGTGATTGTCATACCTTTTTTTACTCCGGAAGTATGACCATAGCCAATCGTCCATACTCCGGCAGCACACTGATATGCAGTAAGCCGACATCCCTCAAACTGCTTAATCAGATTCAATCCTGCCTGTCCAATTTTTCTATTTGCCATCTTTATTACCGCCTTTCTCTAACAACTGCTTAAATAACTGATGCAGTCCTGTGCTTGCCAATCCACTAAATAAGCCGCTTAATAATATCGGTGCTGTAACTGTCCATCCGTTAAGCCAGATTGCCAGAATAACACCAATAGCAGCGCAAATGGTAGGGATATATTTATTATCTACATCATTAATCCACTTCTTTACGATATATCCTACGCATAAGCAAATTCCTACAATTACTGGCACCATAAATTCTGTTAAAAATCCTAAATCTGTCATATTTAAATCCTCCAAATCATAAATTTTGTGCAATTAAAAAAATCAACCCAGACGCCAAAGCTCCGGCAACTGTGCTGATTATTGCTGTTACTGCTGTGTTCTTATATTTCTTTATATCCTCTGTAGGTGCACGCTCCATTTCATCCACCCGGCTATCCATACGGTCCACCTTTTCATCCAAGGCACACACATTTTCATTCGTATGTTTTACTTCTTCCACGAGCTGTACCATTGTCTTTGACATTGTATGTATTTCTTCAACAATAGGTTCCAGTTTGTCTATACGATGCGTATTTGACTTAGCCCGTTGCTCAACTTCTGTAATTCTGTGTTCAATTTCGATTGCATCCATGTCCATATCTCACACCCCATTTAATTGAATTCTTTACGCAATTCCTCTTTGTCCTCATCTGATAATTTCGGGTAGCTTTCAAGAATGCTATCCAAATTTTCTCCCTCTGCAATTCTTCTTTTAATTACACGAACCATAATGCTCTTTACTGGTCTACTCAGCATCTAAATCACCCCCAATTATTTCTGCGATTGCTTCATCCTGTTCAATCTGTGTCTTTTCCAATTCAGAAAGACGTTTATCTACAGATTGCATGATATGATATATGACAGTTACAAGTCCATTATCATCAACCAAAGCAGCGTTAAAGGTTAAATTACTGTATATACCGTAAGGTTTTAAGTCATCACCAGAAATGGATAACTCTGTAACGGTTTTAAACTTCTTTACTGCAACTGCAATTTCCATATCAGACAGTGAAAAGCTGATACTATCTCCACCTGTTACTACAGATTCGGTTTTATAATTTTCTTTGCCGATAATTACATATTCTTTGCTCATTCTTTTTTCTCCTTTTCTTTTAAATGTCTTTTACGAAAATCATATTGCAATATAAATCTTCAATTTCTTGTGCTGTGCCTGCTTCATTTTTATAAAATAGCTGCATTGTTCCATCTGTACTCGGTACATTGGAACAACGGATTGGAACAATAGCTCCATTACTACTTGTTCCGCCAATTCCTAAAACACACTTATAGCCTTTTATTGTTGGTATTGCAAAAAATAATGTAGCACCATGTCCTGCCGCTATTGTTGTCTTGCTATATATTTTAACAGGTTTAATTATTACATACTCACTCACCTTATTTGCAAGTGTTCCAGAAATAGAAGCATTTTTTTCTCTTGCATCAAGGGCATACTCCCCTGCTGTTGTAATAGCAGCACTATTACTTATTTTTAAATGCCCCGCTTTATCAGAAGATGCTTTTAACCCAACGTGGCTTATCAGATCAGATACAGCTTTTACAATTTTTCCAAAGAATACTTTTCTGGATTCCCCACTTTCAATTTCAACTAGATTTTTCTGTTCTGTAAAATCTGTTCTAAGAATCATTTTAGCATCTGAATCTACCCCAATATCGTCACTGGCTTTTACTACTCCTTCGGTGCCTTCTGTCGCTACTGGAACAGATGTGCCACCTCTTGCAAGCAATCTCCAATACTCACTGCCTTCTTCCGGTGCATTACCGGTTGTTGTCTTAAGCGCGGCATATGCATTTCCGTTATATACAACAGTATCGAGATATTCATATGTAACCGCACTGCTGTAATCCCCTTTTGGAGTAAACGCTATCTTTCCCGCATCATTCATTTAGACTGCCACCTCCCATAATAAGTGTCCTGTTGTATTTTGAACTTCAAAATTGAACCGACCACCCTCATATTTGAGGTGCCCGGTTGTAAAATCAATCGTAAATTGTGGAACATTCTGTGATAAGGCTTCATTTATCTTATTCACCGCTTCATCTCCTGCAGCTTCTGCCTGTTCAGCATAGGATTGCGCTGTCTGGCTACTCGCCTGTGACTGCTCACTATAATATTTACTGTTATCAGTATCTTCACCGGTTCGTGTACCAGTCCCACCGACTGCATAACTTTTAGATAATGCAGCATTATTTACCGCTATTGTTGCGGAAGAACTGGCAAGATTCGCATTCTCGATAATCTGTGGTAAATAGGTATTTACTATATCATCATGTATCTTAACTACGGTATCTCTATTCTTCTGTGTTGTGTCAGCTAATTTATCTATCCGCTCAAGAATTGAGTTGAATTCAGTTACATATTCATCTCGGATGTCTTTGGTTGCATCTCGAATCATATCTTTGAAATCTTCATATGTTCCCATCCTCTTCACTACGCCGGCTGCAAAGCACATCCATACAATCTGATTACTTGTATCACTGTCGATAGATACCGCCCATTCTCCCGGCAACATCTTTGTCGGGTCGAAATCTGCCTTTAACCCTTTTCGCATCTGAATTGCCATATTGAATCACCTCTATTCATCAATAACAATCTGACCATACTGCTCAAGTGTTGAAACTGCAGCAAGCACGTTTTCATCTGTGATAATTCGATTCATTTTAACATTGGAATTAATTACCTTGCCGATATCACTGATTTCATCAAATGTAATGGCAATTCTTTTCATGTTTCCATCCGATGCTACTGCAAATCCTTTAATATTTTTCATGATACTTCCTCACTTTCCACATCATATAACAATGATGTTAAATAATTATAGGTTTCTGCTGCACTATCCTCGTTATCTGCATCATCAGGCAATACCGAGGACTCTTCCAAACGCATAGTGTCATACTCCCTTTGAATAGCCTTTAATTCCCATCCAAACTTCATATTTGGAGTTCCACTTACAACAAAATATGACGGTGTTCTTTCACTTACATAAATACTCCCATCACCGTATTTCTGCAAAAACACCTGATACTGAACTTCTGTATCTATTGTTTCTGCAAATACATCGTCGATATAAACATAGCATTTACCGGTTTCATCTATGGTTCCCTCTCCTATATCACCAAACATAGGAGATGGTGTTTCATAACAATATAGTAGCCGGTCTTTATAATTTTCTGTATTAACCACTCTTGATTTTGTGCCTGATACTATCAAATTTGTTTTTATACTTGCATCTCCATCCACCAATAATGAATAGTTGTGCATTACCGGAGTATCTGACTTGCCAATATAAAGCGAATCAAATTGAGAACCGCTAGTAGTGATATTAATACATGTTCCGGGTCCGCTTGTCATTTTAATTAAATCTGCCGATAAATTCACGCTTCCATATGTTTTTCCATTATATGTCCGTACCAAATTAAGTTTTGAGTCATATTGAATATCCGAACTTAAGGTAATATCTCCACCTGATATAGATGCAGATTTTGAAGTTAAATTTCCATTGGAATCTACACTAAATACTCCTCCACCAATGTTGAAATTCCCAGATTTAATTGTAACAGCCCCTTCTTTATCTACAACAAATACACCATTACCAATATTTATACTTACACCAGTTATTTCTCCGGCATTTATCCAATCCGCATTAATCCCGATAGCATTCAGAACATTTACAACTGCATTGCCTGAAGAATCAATACCGGCATTCCATGTCTTACCTCCGTCTGTGGATACTGCCAAAGCATCTGCTGTCATTTTCCAGATAGTAGAACTGGTTGCACGCTCCGGCTTATTGTGCATATAGTAAACAATGCTGCCATCTTCTAATATTTCCTCTGATTTGAATACACCAAATGACTGTGTCATCAGATTGGTAAGCCGCTGCACTGCTAAATCGTAAGAAGATAACTGCTTTTTACTCTCATTTCTGGCTTTTACAATTGCCTTGGTGAACTGCGTAAATTGTGTTGTCTTATTTCGCAGAGGTGTTTCAGAGTCACAGGATATATTTAGGCTGCCACCAAGAGTAAATGTCCGAGTGGATATAAATGCCTGATAAGTATTCTGCTTTCTATCAGTAACATAAGCCACATCCCCTGCTTCTACAGCCGGATTGCCAAGTGTTGATACTGTCAACGGTCTGAATCTCATTCCACCAATACGCTTGTATAAATACGTTGCTACTGTCTTAGCTGTTCCCTCTTGAATCAAATCATTGCCGGATATTTCAATTACATACCCTTCTTTACCGGCAAGATACGTTGCTTTCTTCTGCGTGTCTGTCTTATCGAATTCTTCTGTTACCTTTACGCCGGTTATTACTACATCATCTGTGCACACATCAAAAGACTTTGTAGAAAATATATGATGATATGTCTTCTGGTCGGTAAATGTACCGCCATCAATGTTATCTCCACTGGAATAATCCTTGAAATTACCACCATCTGCATCATCCCCATCGGAATACGGCTTTGTTGTTGTCTGGAAAGTTCCACCATCCAACGCAGAGTTGATTTCAAATGCTGACATATTATACCAATCAAGTTTTAATCTTCCGTAGGCATCCATTTTCGCCCAACAACCGGATATTTGCACAGCCATGGCAACAATATCACCAAATGTCATTGCTTTATCATCCGGTCGATTCTTTACCGTATATTTTCCATTTGGAATATTTGCACTCAACATGGAAATTCCACAATTGCTGCACGCATCTGCCAATATAGCAGAAATAGTTGCCGGATAGCTTAATTTACTATTAGAGTATGGTTTATCAAACTTACTCATATAATCAATGCAGGATAATGTGATTGTTGAGCCATCATAGCTAGGCTCATCAACTATGTATGTTCCGACCCGGATTTTTTCAATGGTGTTTGATAGCTGTAACCCAACATAAGCAATTACTGTTGCATCAGCAAAATCATAATCACTGAAATCATCATAAATATTATTTAGCGTAACTTTCAGCTTTCCAGTGACTGCTGCACCAATAGTAAATTTATTCTGACTGGATGTAGCATCTTCAATCTTAAAGGTATTTTCCCATACCTTTTCCTTTGTAATATGCAATACTTTTCCATTAACAAGCGTTATATCCAAAAAAGGCAGAAAGTTCCGGTTGTCATTATACATTTCCTGCTTAAATTCAGTTGATAAATCTAACATCGTACCCTGCCTTTCTATCTCTCAATTATATTAAAACTGATTTGAGAATAAATTTTCTTATTAATCGTCCACATTTTCATAGGTGCAGTTCTATCACCTACATAAAATGTTCTAGTCTCATCTTTGCCACTCATTGCATCCGGATAAGTTACATCTACATATTCCGGATTAAATGCCTGTAATATAGCAGCCGTTTCCTCTTTCGTTGCATTATCCCAAGTTAGCGAAATCTTACGTTTTTGCCCAACTCTATTCTTATGCATTATGGTATCCTGCGTTCTTCCGGAATCTGAATCTGATATATCCTGCAGTCCCCAGCTAAAAGATGTTGGCGTTTTAATAACCACACCATTTACCCATATCATTGCCATATATTGTCCACCTACCTACAATTCTTTTAGGTTTACGACTATTTCAAACAATAGCCGGTAAATTCTATATATGTGAAAAGCATTCACCAACTAAAGGTAAGTGCTTAATATAATTAATTACAAAAAGTAAAATCTATTTTTATGAATTAATTAACATATAATGTAATTCCACATGTTTTTCTTTTGCAATTTTAATAAAATCTTTCTCTACACTGTAAAAACTTGTAGAAAAATATTCTCCATTTTTTCTATCTTTTTTATATTTTCTATGAAGCCCATTTTCATATTTGTGTGCATTTTCAAAGCTACTCGTAAAAATACATTTCTTTACATCCATTCCAGAAGCAGTTTTTATTTGAGATATTCTTCTTTCCACATCTTTTGCTATTCCTATTTTTATTGTTCCATTGCTCATTTCAAGTAAGTACATACACTTCTTTAAATCATTTGTTTCTTTTTCAATCATATTTCTTATGATTAATTCTCTTACAGCATTTACTAAATATGGATAACCGTTCTCTTCTGTCTCAAACATATAATGCTCGTATTCTTCTACTAAAAGCATAGAACAACTTGAATATGCCCTGTTATAACTAATTTTAACAGCGCATTCTAATAGTACTTCTGGTTTTCCAATTCCATCTTTGATAAAAAGCGATAGCCGTTTCGATAATTCATAATCTATTTCTTTCAAGTAATCAAACATGAAAATAAACTTTCCGATCACTCTATCTTCTACTAACATACACCATTCCTCCTTGATGATTTTATGTAAACAAAAAGCCGCCCTATGTTTGATGTTACCTGCTACGGACTTAATCAAACTAGGACGGTCACGAATCCGCACCTATTCCACATAGGCTTGCAGGACGTTCTAAATTTCTTTAGTCTTGCCTGCGTGATTTTCAATTTTTCTTATTTCATATTTATACTCCACTTTTCACATAAGGTATCACTCCCAATTTTGCCATTGTGAATATGTAAAAGTATCTAACCTTATACGTTTCCAATTTTGAGAGAGTATCCTGCAATTCAGCAATGTATTCTTCTTTTGTCTTATTTGGGCAATTTTCCCTTTTAACAACGATAGTCTTTGGCTTCTTTTCCTCAAAAAGTTCATCAACACTCACATTAAAGGCTTTTGCCAGACTTGTTATTGTTTCAATTGACGGATTATCTGTCTTTCCATTTTCAAAATTATTGATTGCACTTTTCCCTACCCCAGATTTTATAGACAGTTGTTTTAAGCTCCATCCTTTTTGTACTCTAAGTTCATATACTCGATTTTTCATTGTAAATTTCTCCTTTGTTTTTTGTAAATTCATTCTAATTTCTATACTCCCAAAAGTTTATTCAAAGTCCTTTGGGAAAATTTTCTCTTGAAAGAAGCTCTTTACCATGATAAAATTATTATTGAAAGAACTTCTTTCATTCAAGGGAGCACACACATCACTCGCCAAAGTTACTGTGTTTGCTCTTTTTCTTTTGTAATAAGTCTTTTAAATTTTGGTATTACTGTATCAAAATATACCCATACATCACATTCATGTGCTGAATGCTTACTTTTATCTCTGCGGTATTCTCCATTTTCTTCTGTTTTAAGATTATGCTGATTTGCAATACGTCCAACCTTATTTGCAGAAATTCCAAAAATATCTCCAATATCCTGTGCCGTATAAACTTTCCGGTGTTCTATCTTCGGAAGTGGAATAACCGGTTCTCCTGCCAAAACCTCACTTGCTTTTGAAGCAAGTACGTTCTTATATGTAGGAGACAATGTTTCAATTTGTGCCAACTTCAAATATGTTTGTGCCATTCGAGAACGTGCATTCATTTCCATAATATGAAGCTTATCACCTTTATCCCTCTGTCCAATCTGTGCTTTGTATTTTTTCTCTACACCAATGAAATACCTGCGCACCTGCTTGCCTTTTTCATTGCGCTCAAGCATTGCCATTTCTTTGGCAGTATCAAGCTTGATGATATATTCTAACTTCGGTCTGCCTCCAGTAGGTTTTTCATTATTTTGTGAAAAACTCTGATAATCTTCTTTTTCTACTGCATCACACTCTTTCAAGCGTCCCTTTATCCAATCCGTATATTGACGCTTACTTCCAAGACACTCATATAGTTCCGAACCATACACTACCTTTTCCCCGATACTTGTCTCATATACCGGCACCAACTCATTTTCAATTACTTTCAGTCCCTGCATTCTGTTCCTCCTTTCTTAAATCTGCTTCGATTAGACCAATTAGGTACTCTGTCATATTTTTGTCATTCCGTATAGTCTTAATTTTCGCCTTTTTGAATACCTCATCATCTACTAAAAATGTTACTCTTTTCACTTTATCACCTCCACATTTCGTATGTTATCATAATATATTTATCGCGTCAATGTATATTTATATTAATTAGCAATATTGTTTGATTATACATTTATATTATGATAATATTATAATATAAATCAGAAAGGCGGCTTAATTTATGAAAAATGAATTTTCCAAACGCTTAAAAGAACTTCGCACTTCACTATCATTAACTCAATCTGAATTTGCATCAATAATAGGTACTTCGCAAAATGCATTATCCAATTATGAAAAAGGAGAACGTAACCCATCATACGAAATTATAATGGCAATCTCCGAACAATTTGAAGTCTCTGTTGACTGGCTTCTTGGTTTAAGTTCCAAAAAATTTTTAGGTATTGAAACGTATGCGGATGCTTTTCAATTGCTTATTGAACTTTGTTCCACTAAATACGTTGATAAAAAATCATCTATTATTTTTCCAACATTTAGATCCGATTCGCTAGATACACTTTTTATTGCAAGTGAAGACCCTAATTTCCATGCATTTTTTAAAGAATTTAGAAAAATATTCGACCTGCACGAAAGCGGTACTATAGATGACGAACTGTATCAACTATGGATAGAAAAAGAATTATCCAAATATACTTTTTCATTAAACAAACTTCCAGAGTGTTTCAACTAATATAAACTACAATTTTTAAGATATTAATTTATAAAAATAAAAGAGTATACAAAAGGCACCCGTTAGGATGCCTCTTGCGTTACTCTCTCGTCACTCTATATTCTTGGTCTCTTCTCTCGCTCTTCTTCTAAGTATATCTATCGAAATGTTTGCAAAAACAATTTCAAAGATAATTAATACACCAAGCACTAAAAACATCGATGTATAAAGTCTTTCATATGGATAGTTATACTCAACAACCTTGCATACTTCAATACCAATAAAACGGCATTGACATAATAGTGCTATGGAAACTATAGCCCAGAAAAACATTAAAATATTTTCTTTTGTTCTTTTTTTCATATTTGCTCCTCCCATAATGTGATAAAAAAATCATATCACACTATGAAAGTTTTTTCAACTATAGCATTTCACCCCATATCTTCTACAATATGGTATCTTCGATTGTAACTCTCTTTGCCCTTTTTCACCATCTTATAAAGTGTTTCATTATCTGCTTTCAGTGTGACCTCAACAGTAGGAGCATTCTTTTCACCAGTGCTGCTATTGGAATTAGCCATCATTGCTTCAAAAACCGCTTCGGTAATAGCCGGTTTCATTTCTTCCATAAATCCTTGCATTATAGCATCTGTACTTACCGCATTTCTTGGTGCGGTAATGTTCGCCATAGCAACTTTCTCCCTGGCAACAAATTTTCTGGCAGATACCGGCTCCATTGTAACCGGTTCTACCATATTGGATAAAGCACTCTTTACGTCACCAACTTTGTTATTCAATCCAATTAAATATCCCTCAGTTGTATAATAACCAAGTGCTTTCATTACCTTTGATGGGCTATGTATATCCAATTTACTTCTTGTTGTTTCCACTATTGTATTGGCAATCTTTGAAGTAGTCTCTCCAAGAGATTTCAATCTAAGATTCATACCATTACTAATACCATCAACAATGTTTTTTCCTATGTTTTCTATATCACTACTTGCTGGTGCAATATTATCTGTAATAGTGGTTCTAAAACTGGTTAAAGTATCAACAGTTGTTCCAGTATTGTTACTGATTCCAGCATTAAATGTTTCAACCGTATTTCTCGCACTGTTTGATGCATCATCCGTAACGCTACTATCTGTTAGAACATTTCCTGCATCTCCCATCCAATTATCAAGTGTTTCAAGTGATGCTCCTTTTGATTCTTCAACACCGTTACTAAACTCATCTACTGTTGCAGATGCAACATTCTTTGCAGTATCTGTTACACTTGGTTTTGCACTTTCTAAAGCATTATTGACAATTTCTTCATAATTATCTTTCAATGAATAAGTAATATCTGAAGTTGTCATTGCTTCCCAATCAAACAGATTGTTTAGTAAATCTTCTCCAACATCTTTGCTCCACCCAGCACCGTCTACTCCAAGCTCATCCATCCGCTCTTCAATTGCATCAGATAATTCATCAATATTACCAACCTGTTTTTCAACAGCATTTCTAATGTACGCATCTTCATCATTTCCAGCCGCCCATTTTTCCCAAAATTTCATACCCTCCCAGTCTTCCTGAGCTTTGGTTATAACTCCACTGATTTTATCAATAAAGTCTGTCTGAAACATATCTGTTACCTGGGTCATCTGCTCACGGGATTTATCCTTCATATTCTGAATTGCATTTGGCAAATCATCCAATGCTTTCTGAGCAACTTCTTTCTGTTCCGGTGTTGCATTTGGACTATTTAACAATTCCGTCCAATATGCCGAAATGTCTTTCTGTGCTTCTTCCAAATCGGAATCATAATTGTCAACAGCAGTTTTCATATCATCCAGATAGCCATTAAGAACATCCATATCTACTTCTTTACCATCTGGGAATAACTTATCGTAATCTATTCCTTTTACAATATTATTAATATCTACAGAATAATCACTCGCTGCCTTTGAGAATCCATCCAAATCAGAACTTAAAGAATACAGTTCAGAAGAAAGTTCTTTCCATTTATCAGAACCTACTTCTACTTGATTCATTTCCTGCACAATTTCTTTTGCACGCTCTGTATTTGTGAATCCATAAGTTATCATTGCATCAATAGCAGCATCTGTATCCGCGCCTATATTTTCTAAGGCATCATGTAATGCACCACCTTCACCATACGCTGCAATTACTGTCTGCTCCATTGTGGCAAATTTCTGCTCTGTCAATGTTGCCAGTTCTCCGAAAAGCTCTGCTAATTTCTCTTTTCCTTCTTCCACTGACAGTACGCCATTATCCATTGCAGTTTCGATTCGTGTTATCTCAATCCAAGTATCTTGAATATTTTTCTGCACATTATCCATTTCGTTGGATTTTTCAGATATAGTCGAAAATCCTTTACCAGCTTCTTCAATAGAATCTGTAAAATTACTTACAACTGTATCTATAGGTACACCACCCGGATTGGAAAAAGCATCGTAAATAGCATCTCCAACTTTTTCATCCACAATTTCATCCATTGCTTCTTTAACGCCCGTTATTGCTCCAACTAATCCTGCTATTGCAGCAATAATAATTCCAGGAGTATCAAACGCTAAATATAAAGCACCTGCTGCCAATCCTGCTGCCACAGTTACTTTTCCAATGGATTCCGCCATGTTATCAGTCTGCAGAGCAATATCTCGGAAAGATTCCTTAAAAACTGTAATTTCTCCAAATACTGCTGCAACGCCGATTGCTCCTTTTTGCAGGGTTGTAAGGTTGCTTCTTACACCAGCAATTGATGTTTTAAGACTTCCCCAGAAGTTACCACCAGTAGCACTGGTTTTAAGCCTTGAAAATCCGGCACTAACCTTTGTAAGCAAAGATGCTGTTTTTGGATATTCACTTTCCAATTTCATCATAGAGGAACAGTTTCCCTTTAATGCAGAACCTGCCAAATCTACTGCCTTTGAAAATGAATTGAATTTCTTTGCAGCATTTGCAATTCCAGAAAATACATTTGTTCCAAACATATTCTTGGTTAATTTATTTAGGCTAACCAGTGATACAATGGTTGTCTCAATCGGTGCTGCACTAAATGTCGTTGCAAAAGTCTTAATTCCTGCATTTATTGCTTTCCAAAGTGCTTTACCAACCTTGGCTCCGATTTCAAGCAAATTCAAATTCTCAAGGAATTTTCCAATCTGCCGTCCAATCATTTCCCAGTTGGTTGTATCAATAGCTGCAATAATCGCATCCAGTATTCCATTTGCCCATACATTAATGGTACGTCCAAGTGAAGCGAAATCATATGTTCTGAAGAATTCGTTCAAACCGGTTCCAATAGATTTTCCCAAATCCTTGAAATCGAATGTATTTCCAAATGCCAATGCATTATAAATTGCACTATTTAAAGCACCGGCAATGCTTCTTCCTACAGTTCCGAATAAGGATGGCGAAATCAGGCCATTAAGGAATTTAGCAAAATTAGTACCAAAGTTCTTAGATGCACTATATACAGAATCCCAATTAATTTTATTGAGACCATCTCTAATGCTGCTGCCGATAAATCGACCTATCCCTTCAAAATTGCCATGTGAAAATGCATAATATATTTTATCTGCAATCTTCTGAGCTTTGTTTTCCATCCGGTCAAAGGCATCATCCCATGCTTTCTGGTACTCTTCAAGCGCCTTGGATATTTCTGCATCTAATAATGGATTTCCACCACCAACGCCGGAGCCGGAACCACTATTTGAGCCGGATGTAGGGTCATTAAGCTGATTTAATTCATCGAAGCCAAGTACAGTGTTCTTAAGTTTTTTAGCCGCATCATTCGCACCATTTAAGGCATCCTCTGCATCATCCGCTCCACCGACTAAATCTTCAATGCCATTGCTGGCACCACCGATGGATGAGTTAATGCCACTCAGATTGATTCCAAGCAAACCACCAACCCATGCAAAAAGTCGCTGCATTGCCATTACAAGGCCATTAATATACGGAAGAACCTTCTCAATAATAGGCAAAAACAGATTTCCGATTGTTCTTGCCAGATTAGAAAAGTTCTGTTTTAACATTCTCAACTGGTTAGCCGGTGATTCCATTGTGTTTGCCAAGTCACCATATGCAACTTTCGACTGGTCTAATATAGCCAGTAATCGTAACTGTGCCTTGGTTGCCTGATTCATTTCACTAATCGCACCGGTCAGACCGTATTTATAAGCATATTCCTGCAGAGTAGCATTTGTAATATCAATACCAAATGCACGGACCGCTCTGGACTGTCCTGCTAAAGCAGATGCGAATTTCTCAAATGCCTGTTCAAATGTGGTGTTTCTCAAAGATGCCCAGTCAGTACCAAGCATTGTAAGAGCAGTCGAAAAATTAAGTGCACTTTCTTCTGCCACACCAATAGATTCGGATACCTGTGCAAACATTGCCTGGTAATTCATTACAGTATCCGGATTCATTCCAAGATTCTTCTGTCCGGTATATGTAGCATTACCATCTGTATCAATATCAAATCCGGTCATCTTGGCTGTAAGCTGCTTTGCTCTTGAAGAGAATGACGATGCATAAGCTTCTGCAGAATCATATCCTGCCTGTTGCCAATTCGCTGCAGCATCATCACCAAGCTTACGCATGGCTACTTCAAAGTAGTTTACAGTCTCAAGGAAATCCATTGAAGAATTCACTGTATTCCAAAGAGCTTTAAAACCTCGAATAACCATAAAGAAATTAGCGTAGAATGCACCTGCAATCTGTGAAAAGCTCTTTAAACTTTTGCCAGCCTTTCCATCAGAGGAAAACAATCCGGATAATATAGAGGTTGATTTACTACCTTTATTACCCATCGTGCTTAATGTGGAACCTACCTTAGAACCCTGCGAAGCTAATTTAGCCAAAGCATTGGTCATTTCAATAATATTGTTACTTACAGCCGGTGCCTTTGACAGGGTTTCCATTAATTCTGCGAGATTCTTCGCCAATAATGGAAGGTTCGTAATTGCTCTACCGGCAGCCACACCGCCAAGCCTTGAAATAGCAGATGCCATTTCATTCATTCCGGACATATTGAATTTTAATTCACCAATCTGATTCATCTGCCGAACAAAACTCTGTAACTGAGCAGATAATGTAGGCAGATTCTTTGTTGCCTGCGTAGATGCCTTGCCACCCAGCTTAGACAATGTTGGTATAAGCTGTGCCAGTCCTGTTACATCAAATGTCATGGCTCCGATATTGTTCATTCCTGCAACAAAGCTCGCCAAATCATCTTTAATCTTGATAAGATTTCCGGTGCCGGTAGTGGCATTCTTTCCACCTAGTTTTGATAATGCTGCCGCAATACTTGTAACTCCTGCGACATTAATATTCTGTGCTCCTGCCAAGCCATTAGACAGATTCTGTAATGCAGAGGTAACTCCATACATAGAATTCGTATCTACCTCTGAGAATTTGCTTAATGCTCTTGCCAGGGATGTAATTTCTGCTGATTTTCCACCTTTAAAGCCGGTTGCTGAATCAGATAGTGTTCTGATTCCGGATGCAATATTAGTAAGTTTCTGAGAATCAAAGGAAAGACCATCTTTCAACTTTTCCATACTTGATGCCATCTTTTCAATAGCTGCAGTATGTCCGGAAATCTTAGAAATTCCACTTGCAAATGAATTAAGTCCTTTGCCACTTGCGCCGCCAAGTACAGAAGATACCTTTTCCAATTTGCTAATGAGCGCATCTAACTGCTGATTTGCTCCTTTTGCCTGTGCTTCAACTTCTATCTCTAAACGGTCAATGTCCGCTGCTCCCATCTGCTCACCAACTTCCTTATAACTATTAAAGGTTTGTGACTATCTCCCATTCGATAGCCAGATAAAAAGAACGGACGCTGTGACACGTCCGCTCCCTAATGTTCTTTTTCTTCAAATTTCTTATTCCAAGCAAGTGCCCACAATTTGAACTGTTCTGCTTCACTTAATGGTTCTGCCTCTTCCTGTTCTTCTTTATCCATCAAACTATATGGATGTGACGGATATTTTGAACTCTTAGAAAAGGCTGCACCTATCGCTCTAAGGCAATAGATTCCATTGTAATATGCAGACAAATCAATAATCTGTGCTTCCTGCTTTTTCTTTTCAGTAAAGGCTTCCTGATATGCATTCATGATTCTTGGATTCAACATAGGAAATGTCCTCATGTCAATTCCATATCTGATTGCTGCCGGAAGCCATACATTATAAATTTCATTTGTGAAAAACTTTTCTGTAGATGCTAATTCAACTACTGTACTTCCGTCTCCGCAGTCGTAGATTTCTTCGTACTCTTCTTGTTCTCGTCCATACCGAGAACCTTTCTGAAAAAATCAGATTCGTTAATTGCATTTACAAATGCCTGGTAAATTTCATTCATGTTGCCGCCACCATAAATGTGCTGTTCTGCTAACCGGTTAGCTTCTTCTCTGTCACATTTAGCACAAAGCATGATAAAAGCACTTGCTGGTGCAAAAATCTGATTTTTCTTGAACATTGCAAGGACATCATATCCTTCGCTTTCCAGCATTTCCATGTGACCGAATCCTAACTTTGGAACATCATATTTTTTGTTATTAATTGTTACTGTTGTTGCCATTTTCTTCTTCCTCCTTGTTTTCCGGCTCTTCCGGTTCTGTTACAACCTCTTCATTTTCTGCTGGCAGCTTAGAGACGGATTTCTCCGTCTCTTCTGTTGTTCATGCAGTCTTATCACCAATTGAAATCTTAGTGGATGGAGAAACATTGATTGTCATCTCACGAACGCCGTTTACTTCACCTTCATTAACATAAACAGCATGTTCTCCTTCCCAGGTTGCCACACCGTCTTTTCCATCTTTTCCCATTGAGAGACGATAATGCTGCGGAATTCCAGACTTTGCTAATACTGTTTTGTATGTTTCTAACAGATAATTAGCTTTGAATTCCATGGAATCCATAGACTGCACACCATTGATGAATGTCTGTGATTCATCCTCAAGGTCAGTTGTTTCAAGCTGGTTTGGTGCTCCGCCTAATTTCGGATAGTTTTTGATTGGGCATAACTTTTCCCATGCTTTTCCATCCTCACTGATTTCAAGAATGGTATTAATTGTACTTACTGCTTTTTCTGCCATTTCTTCTTCCTTTCTACCGCATAACTTTGAGCGGTCAGCGAACACCTCTCGAGTGGGTGTCCGGTGCATAAAAATAAGAGCCATTGCTGACTCTTGGTTTCATTTTATATAAACCCATCGAAATCGAGGGGTTTATTCAGTTCTTACTTCTTCTATCTTGTCTCCGTCTGCGTAAATCCGTTGGAATCTTACAAGCCAGCGGCTTACGTTTGGATCTGCTGCATTTGCAACAGGTATCGGACCGGCTTTACATTGCCAACCGTATTTAAGCATAATCTCTTTTACTTTATTGCAAATCGTATAACAGGTATTATCAGCAATACTTCCAGTATCATATGCCGATACGGTAATCATTGGTGTCTGTGCTCCCTCGTTACCTTCCAAATCGTAATTTCCACCGGATATATCGCTTAAAGCCACATCACAGTACGGAAAATCCGTCTGCTTCGGTGTGATATACCGTCCGACTTTGCATGCGGGATATGCTTTTTTCATCTTCTTTTCCAAATGTGTATAAAATGTATTCCATTCAAATCCTGCCATTACTTGAACACCTCTCTTGCTGTTTCTATGACCTTATTCCTTAATTCTTTTGCGGCATTATACATTGGCATTTTCGGGGAAACACCGGTTGCATAATGCCATTGACCTTCCAAGTCCATGTACCACCAACCCGGCTTATTCCCATGTGTGCCATATGTTCCAGTTCCTACGCCCGGAATGTTTGCCGGATTCTGTGCCGGAAGTCCCGCACCAAATTCAAGCATCAGTGCCGGTGAGATTTCTTTACTCTGCATGCCGTCTTGGTTCTGCCATTTGCTCACAATTTTCTGTGAATCTTCCATATAAAAGATTGCCTTGCATCCGGCTTTCTCTGGTGTGATTTCAGAGGATAAATGAATATATTTTCCGAAACCGCTACTACCGACATGAGACTGCGCAATGGCTATCCCTTCGGCAGATAACCTCCGGCACAGTTCCTCACATTTCGCATCAAGACTGTTCTGGTATTCTCGCAACTCTTTGATTGCCCGTTCGATTCCCGATACAGATAGACCGAATGATATTTTTTTTGACATATCATCCATTTCCTTTCGGCAGTTTTTTCAGCAAATATTTCATACTGTTCAATGATGGTTTCACGGCTAATACCGAATAATCAGCGCTGTCGCCATCAACCGAACCGTCCGCATGGTACTGTAGCTCACTGGTATGCCAAATCCGGCTTGTTTCCGTGATAGGCAAGGATTTGTACGATAATACCAAAACTGCTTGATATGCGCCGATATCATAGCCATACTCTTTGGCTTCTGCTTCACCGCCAGACATTGCAATGTTGGCATAAAAAATGACAGGCTCGTTATAGCCTGCCTTCGTACCTATCGGTATCGGAATCTTTTCTCCGTCAACTTCTGTGTATTTAATTTTTCCATCCTCGTCTTTTTCATAGACTGGAATTTCATCACTGTACGTTGCGTAGTACAGTTTCTGCTTATTTTTTTTTAACGAACGCATTACATGATTCCTCTTCAGGGACATAAACCAAGGCATTAATAAACATATCTTTTCGCTCAATATCCGTATACTTAGTTGATTTAGACTTTTTATTTGCCAATCCTTCAATTATTTTGTAAGTTATTATAGACATAATTATGCTTATAATAATTACAATCAATGCCAACAAGTATTTATTATTGCTTTCATTATTTCCCAAAATTGTGACTGCATACCCTACAACCAAATATATAAAAGCAGCTCTATTCAAGAATATATTTTGAAGTATGCTTGCTAATCTAGCTGTATCTAATATCCCTATTTTATCCATGTTTTTGTCTAAAGGCTTTACTAATCCCTCAAACGAAAAATACTGACATGTAATGTTCCTTTTAGTGTTAGTAAAGTAATTCAAAATTAACAATATCGCTCCACTTAGCTGAAAAACTAAGGAAATAGAAAATAAAATTGTATTCATATGCTTTTCTCCTTTCACCGCCATTATACGACAGAAGGAAAGTGACTACAACAACTTATTCTGCCACAACCCAGTCCTCTGCAAGCATATCTGCCTGTGATGCAAGCCATCCCATCTGAACCCCGGATGTTCCAACAAAAGCGATTGCTTTATTTCCAATGGCATCATGCTCACAATTCACAAGCTCGCCATCTGCTGACACATAGGAAATGCCTGTTGCAAGCTGAATGTACTGTTTCTTGCCATTCCAGCCCTTGCGGGCAACTTTATGTCCTTTTTTTAAAAGCTCTAATGCTTTTCCAAAATCCATTATCTTTCCCTCCAAAATAGAAATATGGCGCACCGCCCACCACCGCTTAACGTGCACCGCCTGCAACCATATTACCGGCACCGGAAAAATGGTCACGCACAATCTTCTTTACCGCTTAACCCTGCGGTTGGGAGATAAAAGGATCACCTTATCCTTTCTGAATAACCGTTGCAAAAGGAATTACTTCCCTTAAAATGTTTTCCCTTGGATTCCATGCCCGGCTGATACCATTTTCACTGTGGCTTGTCTCACCCTCAGCTCCAATATGGTTCCAGTCATACAGTGCAAGGTCTTTTATAATGTCATACATAGCCATCATATCTTTATAAATGAACTCTTCTGTGTGATGCTCCTGATAATTTCGCTTACGCTTCACTGCGTAATAGGCTCCCTTAATCTTTGAAGATAAAAGAGCCTTATCGGAATCCTCATGCAATTCAGAAGTCAATTCAGCTTCCAAATCCATATTCAATTCTTTCAAAAGCTCTTCCATCCAAGTTCATCTCCTACTCTGTTTTTGAAGTTACTGTATTATGTCCTGCTTTAACCGCATTGTAAGCCTTATCGCATTCAACGATAGTAATTACTTTGCCGGATTCAGCTTCGATTTCATCAGTGCCATTCCATGCATTCCATGCTCTTACTGACTGTCCCAACTTAACTGTTGTTTCAGCTTCGCCTACTTTGTATTTGTAGGAATTACCCTCCGTCAATGGCTCTGTGATGGTAATCTTGGTCTTTCCAGTAACATTCCCTGCTGCGGATGCAACTGTCAGTGTTCCAAGTGATGTAGGTTCATCAGAATCTGCCTTTGAAACGGAATATACTTTTCTTGCCATATCTCCATCAGTCGGCATTGCTGTAGACAGATTTGTAATCTTAGCAGAATACCACTCTGGACCATGATCAAGTCCAATCTGACCGAAAATCTGTTTCTTGGTGCCAGCACCGGTCTTTGCTAATTCTTCAAGGAAGAAGTTTCCTTTTCCTGGTACGAGCTGTTCAACAGGACCCATAATGAACGGGTCAAACAGTGTAACCGTTCCAGCCGGAAGATAAATCAGGTCTCTTAAATACACTGTTCCAAGTGGTGTGAGCACCTTATCAACAGCAATTCCATTAACATCTCTTCCGCTCTCAACGATTGTAAGACCATTTGCTACAGCGTCAGCATTTAACTGCATTCTGCTTGTAGAATCAAGTCCGAGGACAATATTGGTAATATCTCCATTTGCTTCCTTGATACACTTTAATGCTTCACACACTAACATGAAAGAAAGTTTCTTTCCATCAGCATCAAGTGCATTTGTGGTAATTGCTTCCAGAAGTCCTCTGGACTGGTTTGCGTCGTTATCATTTGTGGATTTATGGTATTTACCATTGAGGAATGTGTACTCAATGTCCTGTCCGATTTTTGCCATCTTAGCTGCAACCTGGAAATCCTCTTCGGAAATCGGGTTCGCCTGCTGTCCTGCAATATTGATTCCACTTAATGTACCCATGTTAGACATTTTACCGTAGGAAGTGCCAACGGACTCCTGAAAAATCTGTGTAACATTAGTCTTCTGCTCTCTTGTAATTACTGAAGCTGCCGGTGCATTAAGAGATTCTGCTTCTGAAATTTTAGGCTGACTTCCTGTTGCTGTCTCATATTCCTGCCCAGTTACAAATTCTGTGCTCGTCGAATATTTTCTTCTTCCACCAATCATTGTTGAGAATGGTGTCTTTGTGTTGCCCTTATTGAAGAGCATACCAGAATAATTAGGAGTGTTTCCACTCATTGCAAATACATCTGCCATAATTAAATATCTCCTTTACATTGTATTTAATGGTTTGTTACATTAGCTGCAGCCTGCTGGCGAATTAATGACGCCATAAGAGCCATATCACCGCTTGCCTGCGCATCTGCAATCTGTTTACTGTAATCAATAGTTGTCTGGTTTCCTGCCGGAGGAGTTGGCATATCTTTCAGCAAATCGGCTTTGATTGCTTTCTGTAATGCTTCCTCATGCTTTTTCTGTAAACGAAAAACAGTTTCCATATCGCCATCATAAAGAGCCTCGGCAATCTCCTTGGCATCTTTCTCCTCATATTTCAAAGCCAAATGCTGCTTTTCATACTCTGATACCTTGGATGCACGACGAAGGTTTTTTAATTCCTCTTCAATCTGTGCCTGCTTTTCAGCATCTTCAATCTGCTTCTGTTCCTGCTCGCTTGCTGCAGCTTTCCATTTCTTTTTATAGTCAGCCGCCTCTGAATTTGCTTTTTCCAGAAGAGTCTTCGGTACAAATCCGTCGTATTGACTCTTATCGACAAGCTCACGTTCTGCTAACGCCGCGTTAATGTCCTCAAAAGTCATGTCCTCTTTGTACGCATCACCTAATAATTCTTTCAAATCTGCCATAATATCCTCCTTGCGTTTGTTCAAGCGGTTCCCTCCGCATTAGATTCCGTTTTAATGACTTGTCTTGTCTTTTGCGTTTTTAAATAGCTTCCCTGCTATGTATATAAAAAGAGAGCCTATTTCTAAGCTCTCAAAATACCAATTATTCATCTGATACAGACACCTTAGATGGTTGGTCTGTAATATCAGGTTGCATCTTTTTATCAGAATTTGTTTTAGTTTTCTGATTAAATAAAATTTCATCGATTCTTTCAGCAGAATCCAATGCAACCTGTTGCGGGTCTGTAAATAAGCCAACTATCTCAATTGCTCGAAGTGGGTCAATTCCAACTTTAATTAATGTTGCCAGCGAATTACACTTAGTAGCCAAATCATAAGTGCGTGACCTTGAAAACTTGATTTCTATATCGGAAAGGTTCAATTCTGCAACATCGGAATCAACTTCATTACTCATTTTAAGGATGTTCAAGATAATTGCTGTCTCTCTTCGTTCAGCTTCCATCCAAATCTGTTCTTTTGACTTGGCATCTGTTTCGGCATCCATCCAACCGGTGGACATATTTGTTGCGCTTCCGGTGCTTCCGCCGGATAGTTCTGATCTATTTGGAATATGAGCAATCTTTTCAATCTTACGCTCCACATAATCAACAAGCGTCTGATTCTCTGATTGATTAAGCACACATTCAAGATATTTCAATGTTGCCGTTCTGCCTTGCTCGGATTTAGTGAGAATCAAGCCTTGTTTTCGAAGTTCTTTGTATTGTTCTGTATCGATTGCAACATTGTCTCCCCATAGAATGTTTTGAATATGCTGCGCAATATCATTAACACGGTCAGAATCAATGGTATTCAACGCATCCATAAGAGGAATAACCCTCTCAAAACATCCCATACGGTCATAATCATTGATATACTCAATAATCGGCACCATACCTACTGTGTTTGGTTTTTCCTCAAACCAATCTTCAAAGCCTTTTGTTATTCCCATTTCAATCTTGAAATAGGAAGTCTTGGTATAACACCCAAAAGTACAACTTCCATCCTTGTGTGGAAAGTACGAAACTCCAAGAATTGGGTCCCGATATGCATCATTGCTATAAACAACAAATGTGTTCATTGGGTTCAAATCCAAAATATCAAACACAGATACACCGGTTTTTATACGCTTTGGAAGAATCAGCCGATATCCAACACCGCAGGTCTTTACATCCTTTGCAAGCATCAAATCCTTTGCCGCTTTGCACTCTTCAACCATCATCTCATTGAGTGCCGCTACCCTTAAATCCTCTTTTTTGCTTTCCTCCGATGTGAACATTTTTTTTAAAAAAGAAAAAAGAGCATTCCTGCTCTTAATATCCTTTCTTGCTCTCTGGACATATGAAATCGGAGAACCGAACTCATAACCAAGCTTAAATTCTAGTATTTCAGATGCCATGTTATCAACAACCTTCTCATTGATTTCCGGTCTAATCTGCTTTTCTCTATCAAGAATAGGCTGTCTGCCTTTCACATATTCAAACAGGTAAAGCATTTCAGCTCTATTTTGCTCGTGAATAGCGTATGCTTCTCCAAGAACTTCAAGAATATTCGTTTTATCAATTACTGTTTTATCACAAAATATCTGCTTTCTTCCGAAAAGCTCCACTAATTTCACCTCCAGATATTAAAAAAGAGCCATTGAAAACATTGTTCATGGCTCTCTTGATTCTTTCGACAATATCAATATATCATGAAAGTATGTCCTTTTTTTCCGCACTTTCATTTTTTATCCTTTATTAATATCCAAAAGATAAAAAAAATGTCTGCGCATCTCATAAAATGCTGACTTTCCAATTGGCATATCTTCACATGCAATTAAATATGTAACCGGGACTTCATAACATACTGCTTTAATAATATATTGGCTCAAATCTTCTCCTGCCTGTTCTGCTGTTTCTTCAATCAACCGGCATTTTTCTTCCAATACGATTCGCTTAATTGCCAGATTTCCGGTAGCATCTGAATTGTTATGCATAATTGGCATATCTGTTATTTCAAGACTCTTAACTGTATCCTTATTATATTTCAATTGATTTTTCCATTCCGGATACTGCTCACAAAATCCACAAAGCTCTTTGTATCGCTTACCGGAAATTCCATATTTTTCAAGATTCAAATTCCTTTTATTCAAACTATCACGCTCCCTTTATATTCCAAGCTCGGCTCGGCTCATAATCTCAATCTTTGTCATGCCACCATCAAATAACTGGAACAACTGCACCAAGCCATCCGGACTATCATCATGTTCATTTTTCCCAAGTTGAGTAAACATTCCAAGTTCTTCCATTGCAGCTCTATATTCTTCACTCTGTAACTCTGGCTTAAGAAAATAGAATCTTCGTTTTATATCAGGTGCATACTGTATAATCTTTGCCATCTTGCTTATCTGGTTACTAGCTTTTGCCCAAGAAATATTGGTTTTAAAACCTTTATCTTTTAACTGGCGGTCAATATCTTCTGCGTATTCATCTCCACCATTATTGGCTTCGAATCTTTCCATATTCGGTTGATGTTGTAATGTTTTAGCCACAACAATAGGTTTTGTTGTATATTTATCTCCTTTATTGAAAATCCAATCAGGAATATATATTGGTCCATCATCAGTACTTCCAAACAATTTTCCAAACGGCATTGACAAGCTATCATTTCCACCCCATGCAACATCACAGGCTGCTGCAGTAATACATTCTCCATCCGGAAGAACACCGTTGTAGTAATTAAGCTCATCCAATGGGAAAAGCAAACCTTCTCGCACAAATGGCATCTGCTGATACTTTGCCATCCATTCATTTCTATCCAACCTATCACGCATATTGCGATAGTATTCTGTAGAAAATCCAACGCCATAATCGTACTGGAAGTTTGATTCATCCTTTTCATTAAGTGCCGGTATCTTTCTAAACCGATATTTTGGATTATTCTTATTTTCCGCTTCGACACGTCCTAATGGGTCTAACACGTTCCATCGGGTTCCAACCATTAACTCTTTGGAACCATCATTTTTACGGTCAACAAGGACGTTCAAATAATCTTGGTAGCGATTTTCAAGTCGGATAGGACTTAATGATTCAGTTCTGTCACGAACCATATCATCGACATACAAATATCCATCCGAACTAATATCAACCGCACCGGTCCATGTTCCATCAATTCCTCGGCATGTCAGTGTGGCAAAAGCTTCTGTTGGCGAATAAAACAATTCATTCTTTTCAGATGATTTATTTGCTAACTCAATCTCTGGGAATATCTCTTTGAATGTGTATTCCTCGTTTTCCGTCAGTTTTAATACATCCCGATAAAACCTGTCAGCAAGTATTCCTGAATGTCCTGACATGGCATTATGGCTCTCTGGATGTCTACCAATAACCCAGGTAAGAAAGAAGATACAGAGAGTGGACTTACCTACTCGTGGTGGGAGTGACAAACCATAGAAATCAAGCTTTCTGTCCTCCAAGTCTTGCAGATCGTCAACAACGATTTTGAGTGTCCGCATTCTCGGCTCATAGAATTTCTTTTCTGGTCGGCGATTCTTCTCCATATAGAAAAGGAATGATTCAAAATGATATAGTGCCTCTACTTTTAAAGTTCGCCAGTACAGTTCATCCATCTGTAAAATCTCAATACTGTTTTGAATCGCCCATCTGCAGCTATCCTTAATGTATGAAGTGACTTTCAACGCCCAAATCGTGTCGTTTTCCTTTTCAAATGCTACTTTCGCCACATCCAAGAGGTCAAACAGTGACCGATATTCAATTCCATGTTGTTTTATGTAATTTTTAATATCATCAGCAGTTTCCCGCGTTTGTTCTGAAACCAAAAAAGAGCCTACCTCCCTTCTATCTTGGAAATAGGCTCTCTCTACATATGTGCCACACGGCACTCTGCAACTGGTGCTCTTTTTATTTATTCACTTGCCTTAAAATTGTATACCGGTTTGATAATTGCAAGCACATCAACTGTATCTTTGATATTCTCAAAAATTTCATCCAATGTCTTATATGCCATTGGAGATTCATCTATTGTAGATTGATTGACAGAAGTTGTATATATTCCGTCCATTGCCTTTTCAAACTCTTCCAACGATACTAATTCCTTGGCTTTTGTCCGGCTCATTACTCTACCGGCTCCATGAGGTGCGGATTGGTTCCAATCCTCATTTCCTTTTCCGGTACCAATAATGCAACCGTCTCGCATATTGATTGGAATAAGTACCTTTTCTCCTAGTTTGGCTGAAATAGCGCCCTTGCGGACAATATTTGAATCATGGTCGATATAATTGTGAATACACTCGAAGTAATCTGGCATATCGGCATCGACGTCCCATCCCATGTGGTTGCATATAATTTGAGCAATCATAACGCGGTTCATGTAGGCGAACTTCTGGCAAATTCTCATATCATGCAGATAATCTTCCCTGTATTTACCCTCTAAATAGCACAAATCCTTTGGAATATTCGGATTAACCGCCTTGAAATTTCTGTGCAATTCTGCTATGGCATTTTGAATTTCAGATTTTCTTCCAGTAGCTTTGTATTCTTCAATAATCCTGTCCTGTTCTTCATACAGTTTATCTTTGCCGCTCATAAGTTCAAATGCAAGGTTCTGATAATAGTCAGCAACCTGTTTTCCGAGATTACGGCTACCGGTATGAATAACAAGATACTTATAACCATCCTCTGCAACATCAACCTCAATGAAGTGATTTCCACCTCCGAGAGTGCCGATAGACCGCTCAAGCCGTTTTGTATCTCGCAATTCTCGGTAGCACTTCAAATCCTGTAATTCATCGAATCTGATAATTCTTCCATCATGCACATCTCTTCCGCTTGGAACATAGGAACGAATCACGTTATCCAGCTTTTCAAAATCAATATCTGTCTGGCCAAGGCTTACGCAAAGCATACCGCAACCAATATCAACCCCAACAATGTTCGGTATAACTTTTTCCCCAAGGTCTGCTGTAAATCCAATAACACATCCCTTTCCGGCATGAACATCCGGCATGATACGAACTTTACAATCTTTGAATGCATCCTGTGCAAGCAATAATTCAATTTGATCTACCGCTTCCTGTTCAACGTTCTTGGTAAATATTTTTAAATCACTCATCATTTCACCCCAATTCTATTGATTTTTCCGCATTTCGGACATTTGATTTCAGCCTGTCCGTTGAATTTACCTAACAGGCGGTTGCATTTACTGCAACGATGCTCTACAAGCTGATTCTGCATCTTCCATTCGTCAATAATCTGCAGGATGAACCGCTTGCCGCTACGCATTTGGCTGTATACAACAATTTCATTTCCATTCTTTTCGCACTTTTCATATTCTCTGAGCAACTGTTTCTGAGATTCGGATAATGGAAATGGTGCGACTTCCTCTGCAAACTCCACAAGAGATATTTCATTCTCCTGTCTAGTTAATTCATTCATTCTTCCACCAACTTTCTACCACACATCGGGCAAAATGCAATATAAAAATATCCCATTGCCACTACAGACTGACTAATTAAAATACTTGGTACTTTATCCTCGCGGTCTTTAAAAATATTTGCTCTTGTCAAATTTGTCTCATTGGCGCACTTTTTGATAGGAATATCAGCACCAAATATTTTATTATTTTCGTAATCTTTACAAAAATCACACATGCTCATACCTCAATCAAAGTAAACTTACGAAGCGTTTTTGAATTTCCACGATGTAAAATACCATCTATATCACGATATGGCTCTTCCAACAATTGATGATGTTCTACATTTCCAAGATAAACTTTGCATGTTCTTCCCCCAATTGTAAGTTCTCCGAACATTTCACCTATTTCAGCATTGAAACCACTTACGTCATATGGAGTTTTACAATAAGGGCACGCTTCCTTATCTCTTTCGATTGGCGCACCACAATTTACACAATTTAAAATCATGTTTATACCTCATATTTTGCATAAAAAAAATACCAACCATCGAATATTGACGGTTGGTATTTTTCATTGCAATTCACTAATAATTTATATTACATTTCGTCTTTTCCTAAATTATTTCTTCGCATATTACGTTCTAAATAATATTTCTTTAGTGCTTCATCCACTTTATCTGCATTTACCATAAAGCTATAAGTAAAACCTTCTTCATCTTTCTTGTCTTTATAAATACTTTGTTTTCCTGTGTTTTCATTTTTATTCTTCTTAAGCTCATCATAAATTAAATCTAATTTTGCGCTTAATTTATCCTCTGGAGATATATCTATACCTGAAAGGTCAGGAGCACTTGCTTTTACAATTCTTACCAACGTATTAATCCTTCCTTCTTTTGTTGATATAATTGCATCTTTAATTTTTTCCCTTGCCTCTAATACATTTTCATATAATCTATCGCTTTGATAATAAATCGTACTAATTCCGCTCACGTCAAAAATGTTCTCGGTTATATTATCTTGTATTAAAACAACAGGCTTATCATAAGCCTGCCTTAGTCCTAATTCATATAATACATTTGGATTCCTATTACTCAAATCACATATTGCCATTGGACACTCTTGAATTGCATCAAAAATTTTATTAATGATTGTATCACTAATTTTATTTTCATCAACACGATATGGTATATATCCAGCATTTTCAACAGCAGGCTTAATAATTTGTTCATACACTTTGGTAAAATGACCTTTAGGATAATCTCCCTGGTCACTAATTGGCATAATTACAAAGCACTTTTCTTTATCTTTTGTATTATTTTCCACAACAGATTCCTCCTTTGTATTAATATATCTATATTACCATTTTGACCGTCAATATTCAATTATCAATGTTCAAAATAGCGACACAGGGAATCGAACCCTGTCAGATCAAACCATGCCAACCGCTTTCAAATCTGCAATTTCTAGTCACGGAAGAGTTTTCTGTTTCCAATAATGCCGCTACCATCAATAAGTCTCCCATCGACCAGAACTATTGCAGTAGCACCTGACTAAGTGGAGATAAGGATAAGCGCAGTGCGTAGGACTCGAACCTACAAGGCGAATAAACGCCCGACCGGATAGCAACCGGCTCCAATTCCAATTATGGGAACACTGCCGAATTTTCTTGTATCGTCAAGAACATTAGGAAAGAAACGACGGATACCTTTCTTGCTGGAGTTATGCCCGCAGGTGGATTTGAACCACCATTCTGCAACCTTGCTTACTCCGATTATTTCAAGCGGAAAGTGCCGGAATCGAACCGACCTCACGGATTATTGGTGTACCTCACCGTAATTGCTGCCTTGCGATATACCTTTCCATACTCGTCAACGAACTTTCATCGTCCTGTTTCCACACTTTTTAAGTCGACAATGCTTCCATCACAAGAAAAACATCATTTATTACACTAAAACTCGTCAGTCTTATCATATAAACAATATTTTACAACGCATGGGGAAGAGAGGAATTGAACCTCCAATATTTACCACTTGGGAACTGATTTACAGTCAGCTGCAACACCGCCAATCGTTGCCGCTTCCCCAAAATGCGCGGACACCTCACTCCGTATCTCTGTATGCGACCGCGCTACGCATACAGTATCAAATCAGCTCGGCACCATCGGAACGGAAGGATTCGAACCCCCGACTTTCCATCTTTCGATGTCGTGAATTAACACACGCTTGAACGCTCTTGCCAACGAGCTACGTTCCGAAACCGCCATCAGACGGTTAGCAATAATGTTTTTCGTGCCATGCATCGCACTATCCGGTTTGAAGCCTTTCACCGGCAACTCTTTTCATAGCTCAGGCACCGTGGGATAGGCACCCGAACAATCAAGTTTGACTGCTATATGGATTGCTCGTCAGCAAATTATGGAGTGACCATCACTCATCACCATATAGGCTTACGTCTAATGCCGCGCTCCGCGGCAATAACCACCGGACGGTCTCGCACCGTCCTTAACAGAATCGTCCTAGTGGCTGAAAGGTATCTCTATGCCAAACAATGGTATATAACAACGCCGCCAGATAGAAAACAATCAAAAACTATCCGGCAATCAAAGTAAAAGGATTCGAACCTTTGAGTTTCTTTGCTACTGCTTATAACTCCAGTTCCATTTTCTGTATGCTTGAAAATTAACTGTACTTCGCATTTTATTTCCAAATTAGCAACAAGTTTAATACCAATAGAACAATTATTAAACTAACTCCATGTTTTGCTTCTGTACCTTCTACCTTAGATGAAGCCGACAACGAAATCAGGAACAAATCTAAGAGACTTACTATATCTTTTAAAATTATTCTCACAATCATCTTTATTTCTCCGGCATAAAAAATATTTTTGTACTGGTGCTTTCTTGATTCATCTGTATAAAAACTTCTTCTGCCTGTTTGCTGAAAGAAGAATCTTTACTCTGTGAAACAATTCTCACCTTTTAATCACTCTCCATTTTTCATTCATCTTCAAAGCTATGTTCTCTTTTAAATTCTTCCATCTCTTTTACACTTATACCAATTATTCCCGCTGATTCGTCAGAACCGGTATGCTGAAAGAAATCTTCTTCCTGTGGAAACATGAACCGGAACATTGCATAATTTGCAACATCGCACAGATATTCAAGATTCCCAGTTTCTTCGAATTTGGCAAGGCATTTTTTCAAACTTCCAATCGCATCAACGTTTCCGGTTGCAAAATTCAAATGTGCAGGTCCATATTTATAATAGCTCTGCTCAATTAATCCTTTACGTTTTTCATCGAATGCCTTGGAATACTCTGTTTTCATGATTACTTCATTCATCTTTGTTCTCCCATTCCTCGCAACTATGTTTATATTCTACAAAGCAGCCATCATACTCACTTTCTATGTTTGAGCATTCATAACCATCTGTTTTATCATAATTTGCATACTTGCAAGTACCACAGCACTGTTTACATTCTGACATTACACATCATCCTCCGCTCTGTGGTTCGCTCTTTCAACGTCAAACCCTTCCGGATAACGCGCCTTAAGCTTGTCTACGTTCATCTGCATAATCTCATCAAGGCTCCAACCGAAGGATTCACAAAGCATTGCCATGTACCAGCAAATGTCTCCTGCTTCTTTCTTTGCATGTTCAACATCAAGCGGCTTCTCGTGGAAAATCCACTTTTTAATCATGTCGTTGAACTCTCCAACCTCGCCGGATAATCCAAGGCAAGAATTGAAAATACCACCAATGTCAAGATGTCGTTCATCTTCTGCAATCAAATTTTTCTGTAACAGATATTCCATGTCGCATGTCAACATATTTCCAAGCAATCTATCTGTTGCCTTATGGTCATTTGTACGCATAGCTAATTCCTGGTATTCATTTCCGGTCATGTATTTTCCTCCTCTTTCTCAATTCCAATCAAACGATTCAACATAAGTTCTGCTGCTTCTCTGAAATCGTCATATCCAATATCAAGCTGATTTCCGGCGGTTTCCCTACTGTTCCAAAAGTCATCATCTAATGCACTTAGCATACTTGTCAAAAATTTGCCGCGTAAATCTTTATTGGCAATCAGCTCGTTTCGCAGCACTATGGATGCCTGCTGAACTGTTTCCGGTGTGAATTGGAATCTGATGTTACCACTCATATCAATTTCCGGCAGATCCATGGTTTCAAAAGTAAACTGTGGGATTTCGTCCACTGCAACCCGAAAATTAACACTTTTGACACGTTTAATCTTCTTGTCGTCTATGCAACATTCCGTTCCCATCCAGTCTTCATTTGGATTTACAACTTTGACCCTTGAACACCCCATACATATACACCGCCTTTTTGTTAAATTTTATTTTTGAAAATCGTTATCGAATGTAACTTTTTGAATTTTATCTGATGTGAAAAATATTTTTAATTAAAATAGCCAAAATATACAAATAACCAACCATACAGATTCATGTCAATATTCTGTCCATAATGTTTTTCATGTCTTGGCAATATCCACGGATTCTTTAAAGCAAACTGTAAAGCATATATTCTTTTCTTGGTATAAAAGCCAAATGTACTTCTCACTCTTTTAATTCTCATAAAACAGTACATCTTGCTTGATGTGGTCTTTTTGTTTTAAATTTACTTGGGGGGGTCAGTTGCCGCCCGGGGTGTGTTCCTGGTAGACCCCGCCCCCAGTACCTAAACTGTGAACAATTCAAAAACATTTCAAACAATTCTTTCTTGATTTCTTTATCTATTCGCAAAACATCAGTTAAACGAAAAGTTATCCGGTTCTTAAATCTCCGCAAGCCTTGATTTTACTGGATTTTTAAATTGTATAGAATTGTGTGTCTGATTTACAATTAAAAATCTGCTTTCGGTTGCTCTAATTGTGTGTCATTTGCAGACAATTCAGCCGGCTTGTATCTCTGCTGGATCTGCTCTATTGATTGCTGCTTTTCAGTTATCCCACCTCTTGGCTGCCCCATGTTCCAGCCGTAATGCCTGTTTAATGCTCCAAGTAATCCGACAGGATTTCGCTTGCCAGATATGAGCATATTCGAAAGTGATTCTTCTCTTTCAGTGGAAAGCTTTTTGTATATCTCTGAAGCTGATGAACCGAGTCTTGTAGTTTCATTGCCCCATTGATATATAGTATCTTGTACTATTCCAGTTAATTTACAGAATCCTAATATACTCACTTCTTTATCGTATTCATAACATAATTCTATATATATATCACATATAGTATTTATAATATTAATGTCATATGTATTACTTACTCTGTTTTCACTCTTTAATATTTCCGGGTGAAGTTTAAATAAGTTTTTATTAATATATAACAAAGCTGCGTTCCATCTGCTCTGTGGCTCTTTGTGCATATCTTCGACATTGTGCTCTTCGATATACTGGTCAAGATATAAATATATACCGTTCTCATATACTTCTGTTCCATTTTCTGTAATAACTGTATTTACATCAGGCATAATATATATATCTCCTCTCTCCAGTACTGGAATGCTTAAAATAAAAAAATGCAACTGGTACAATTCAATTTTTCAAACTGTACCGGCTGCATGAATTCCGTTTCTTTCGGGTCCTCGACAATTTAACCTTGCCCGTTGCCCGAATGCCTATTTAATTTAGTAAAACAATATCATTATATCATTTTATTGTCAATACACTATTTTTAAATTTTTCTTAAGACCTATATATATTATATATAATTAATAATATATTACCTCGTTAAATAATATTATAATATACTTAACTGGATATAATATACTCTTTCTCTATATCTAGTGTCTATATCTACGTTGCAAAAATGTTGCACTTTGTTGCATTGGTGTTGCAATGCATCAAAACTAATACTATTCTATCATTTTCTTCTTCCTGGAGACATAAAAAGGGCAGCCAGAAAAGCTGCCCTATATAAAACATTTAATTCTATTAATCTTCCTCAATTAATAAATAATTAATATATCTTGTTGCTGTCCTTGCAAGTTTCTCATTATAGTCCAGTAAATCCAACTTATACTCTGGCTTATGCCCATATGTGACCGTGTAAAACTTTTCTACAAGATCCAAGTTATGTAAGTCGGACAATTCTACAAGGATTTTATGATATAAAAATTTTCGTGTCCAGCCGAATCGATTACAGATTATTTTAAGCTTCCAGTTATTTTTATTAAACCATTGACCATTCGCCGGCTTTTCTACAATGCACCAGCTTGCAAATGGTTCAGGTTTTTCAATTACTGGATGCGGCTGCTGTAAGACTTGTTCCATGTCATGAAAACGGTTGATATATTGCGCTGTGAAAGCTGTTCCCTTTACTCCGGTTAGCTTGTGGGCGATAAATTCACAGCCTTTCTTGGTTATGTCATAACATAAGCAGCTCTTTTTCTGTTCTGAGTAATATGTGCTTTCTTTGAAGAAATCGGAAAAGTCAATATTTACTTCTCCTAATTGCTTACAGTATCGTCGGATATCTTTTAATAAATTAGCGTGTGTCTTTTCAACCATTCCAGCAACTTCTAAACTATTTATTGTCTGTGCTTCATAATTTTTAATTTTGTTTTTACTCATATACATAAACCTTTCAAATTTCATTCAAATATAGTCATCTTGTGTATAACTTAGCGTCATAATATCTTTAGTGGAACAAATTTGTATATTTTCTCTTATGTAGGTTTATATATCTTCTGTAAATTCGTCTTGCTTTCTGTACAACACCTCCTCAAAAATAAAAAGCACACTAACAATATGGCTTTTCTTTGCCTTTTATCATTAGTGTGTTAGTTGGTATTTTCTAAATTATCTAAATCTTTTATGACCAATTCGGAAATATAAGCGTTGCAGCTTTTCCCCGTCAGCTCTTTTATTCTCTCTTTTGTTCCTTTTGGTAAATTAACGGCTACTCTATCAAACTTATTATTATAATTTTGAATAGCTTTCTTTGTATACTCTGGAGTTTTTGCCATCATCTCACCTCTTTCTATATTCAGTTTATATATGCATGATAACAATTTTTTTTTAATATGTCAATATTCAATTTATATAAATGAATATATATTTTTTCGCATATTCAACTTATATATTTTGCACAATATATCAATATATTCAACTTATATATTTTGTATATAGTGCTAATTGTATATTCAACTTATATATGTTATTATATAACCATCAAGAAGAACACAAAACAGAAAGAGAGGGAAATAAAAATGGATGAATTTTTAAAAATTGTAGGCATGAATCACATTATCAACAGTGGAACATTTGAAGAACTTCAGCCAGAAACAAAACAGTTCAAAGAAGCTCTAAAAAAATATGTAAGCGAAAGCATCTATAACGAGCTTTTGGAGCTTTTAGATGATGCCATAACTTCAACAAATGAATACGCCTTTGTTGAGGGCATGAAAACAGCTATAGCAATCACAGAAAAGAACTACAAAGC